CCGCGGCGCGCCGGCACCCAAATTTCGTTAAATGCACACAACGTCGGAAAACGGAGAATATTTTTCCATGAATCGCGCCTGGCCGGCGGATCGGATTGAACGGTGGAACCTGCAGCGCTTGGTTGCGTCGGAAAGCAATGCGCGGACGCATTCGCCCGAGCAGATCGGGCAGATTGCGGCGTCGATGCAGCGCTGGGGCTGGACGGTTCCGATCCTGGTCGACGAGGGCGGCGAGATCATCGCTGGTCACGGCCGCCTCGAGGCGGCGCGCCAGCTCGGCCTGGCCGAGGCGCCGGTCATGGTAGCCGCCGGGTGGAGCGAACCGGAGAAGCGCGCCTATCGGCTTGCCGACAACCAGCTCACGCTGAACGGTGGCTGGGATCTCGGCACGCTGTCCCAGGAGCTACGGCAGCTGAAGGAATGGGACTTCGATCTCAGCCTGCTCGGTTTCGCCGATCTAGACGCGCTCATGCGCGGTTCGCAAGAGTTTCTAACTGATCCCGATGCGGCGCCACCGTGTCCGAGAGAACCGCGGAGCCGGCCGGGAGATGTTTGGACGATGGGACGACACCGGTTGATCTGTGGGGATTCGACGGCGACAGCCGTGGTTGACGCGCTGCTTGCGGGTGTCAAGCCGCACCTGATGGTGACCGATCCGCCTTATGGGGTCGATTACGATCCGAAATGGCGCGACGAGCTCGGCATAGATTGGATGGGGCAAGCGCAACGCCTTAGTACGCATCCGACTGCCAAGAAGCTATCTACACGGTCGCTAGGCGCAGTTCAAAACGACAACCGCTCCAATTGGCATGAATCCTGGATACTGTTTCCCGGTAATATCGCTTATGTCTGGCATGGCGGGTTACACGCCGGGATCGTGCAGGCAAGTCTCGAGATGGCCGGCTTCACGATCCGCGCGCAGATCATCTGGCGCAAGCAGCACTTCGTATTCAGCCGCGGCGACTATCATTGGCAACACGAGCCGTGCTGGTACGCGGTGCGGGAAACTGGAAATTGGACCGGCGACCGCAAGCAGAGCACAGTATGGGACATCGCCAACGCATCGGCGTTTCACGGCGAGAAAGACGATATCGCGACCAATCACGGGACGCAGAAGCCGGTCGAGTGCATGAAGCGACCGATCGAGAATAATTCGTCAGTCGGCCACGCCGTCTACGATCCCTTCGTCGGCTCGGGCACCTCAATCATCGCGGCGGAGATGACCGGCCGCAGCTGCTATGCCGCCGAGATCGATCCGGCTTATGTCGACGTGAGCGTGTTGCGCTGGCAGAATTTCACTGGCCAATCCGCGATCCGCGAGAGCGACGGCGCGGCGTTCGGTGTGGTGGAGGAAGTTGCGGCATGACCAAACGCGGACGCATATCGGAGGCCGAGGCCGGCACTAATGTTGTTGCTGGCGATTTTGGCCGCGCGGAGCCACCGAGCGATCTCAACGAGCGGCAGACCGAGATTTGGCGAACCATCACGGCGGGCGAGCCGGTCGAGTTCTTCAACACCGCGGTGTTGCGCGGCATGCTGGCCGATCTGTGCCGGCATCGCGAAGCCGGCGAAAAGATTTCCGCCATCATCGATAGCTTCCAGCCGGAATGGATGAAAAACAGCGACGGCGCCAAGCGTTATTACCAGTTGCTCAAGATGCGTGAGCTGGAGACACGCGCCTCCGGGTTGTTGGCGACCAGGCTACGGCTGACCAATCAATCGCGCTACCAGCCGCAGAGGGCGCAGACGATGTCGAACAACACGCTCAAAAGTCCGAAGCCTTGGGAAATGTGAAGCCGCGGCGCCAGCGCGCGAAAAAAAACGAGACGCGCGGCGAGCGCAACATCCGCTGGATCGAAACGTACTGCCGCGTTCCGGAAGGACCGGGCATCGGCAAGGCGATCAAGCTGGCGCCGTGGCAGCAAGTCGAACTGCTGGCGATCTACGACAACCCGGCCGGCACGCGCCGTGCGATTATTTCGTGGGGCCGCAAGAACGGCAAGACGACCTTGGCGGCAATCCTGGTGCTGCTGCATCTGTGCGGGCCGGAAAAACGCTACAACTCGCAACTCTATTCGGCCGCGCAGTCACGCGATCAGGCGGCGTTGATCTTCAACACCGCGGCGAAGATCGTGCGCATGTCGGCGGACTTGCGCACCGTGGTGATGATCCGTGACACCGCCAAGCAATTGTATTGCCCGGATCTTGGAACGCTGTACCGGGCGCTGTCGGCCGACGCGGCGACTGCCTATGGTTTGTCGCCGAGTTTTATTGTGCACGACGAGCTCGGCCAGGTGCGCGGTCCGCGCTATGAGCTCTACGAGGCGCTCGAGACCGCGACCGGGGCGCAGGACGATCCGTTGTCGCTGATCATCTCGACGCAGGCGCCGACCGAAAGCGATCTGCTGTCGATATTGATTGATGATGCGCTTGCTGGCCACGATCCGCGGGTGGTCTGCCGGCTGCATACCGCGCCGATGGATGCCGATCCGTTTGCGGTCGAGACGATACGGCTCGCCAATCCGGCGCTCGGGAGTTTTCTGAACCCGGCCGAGGTCATGGCGATGGCCGAGGACGCGCGGCGCATGCCGGCGCGCGAGCCGCAATATCGCAACCTGATCCTCAACCAGCGGGTCGAGGCGTCCTCGCCGTTCATGTCGCCGCTGGAATGGAAGGCCTGCGGCGAGCCGCCGATGGACCTGGCCGGCCGCGACGTCTACTGCGGGCTTGATTTGTCGGAGACCGCCGATCTCACCGCGCTGGTGGTGATTGGTGTTGATAGCAGCAATGGTTGTTGGTCGGTGCGGCCGACGTTCTGGCTGCCTGGTGAGAGCCTGGCCGACCGGGCGCAGAAGGACCGGGTGCCGTACGACACCTGGCACGCGCAGGGGTTCCTGCAGACCACCCCGGGCGCCTCGGTTGATTATGATTTTGTGGCGCGGCATTTGTTCGAGCTCACGCACCGGCACCGCATCGTAAAGATCGGGTTCGACCGTTGGAATTTCCGCCATCTGCGGCCGTGGTTGCTGCAGGCGGGTTTCGGCGAACACGAGATCAAGGAATTGTTTGTTGAGGTCGGCATGGGCTACCAGACCATGTCGCCGGCGATGCGCGATCTGCAGAGCTTGATCCTGGATCGGAAACTACGGCATGGCAATCATCCGGTGCTCAGCATGTGCGCGGCGAACAGCATTGTTGAAAGCGACGCTGCGGGCAATCGCAAGCTATCAAAGAAACGGGCGAGCGGGCGCATCGACGGCATGGTCGCGCTACTGGTCGCGCTCGCCACCGCGCCGCTCAACCGGCCAGCGTTCGACGCCGCGGCCATGATCGGCTAGGGAGGCAGCAATGACGCTCGGCTTGGCATTTTGGATAATCATGCTCGTATGGTTGGTGTTCGGCTTGCTGGTGCATTTTACGGTCGTCGCCGGCACCTACGGCGTGCTCGCTAACGGCGTGTTGCTGTTCGTGTTGTTTGCGCTGCTGGGCTGGGGCGTGTTCGGGCCGCCGCTGCATCGCTGAAATCAGTTTCACGTGAAACGCAAGGGGGGAAGAATATGGCTATCGCCGAAAATGAATTCGCGCACCGGGTGCTGGATCTGTTTGGGCACCTGCTGGCCGCGCGGGTGTCGGCGCTCGCGAGCGCCATCGATCAGGCGCTGCTGAGCGATCCGAGCGGCGCCAGCGTCAGCGACCATGAGATCGTGACCGCGCTTGAGGCGATGCTGCCGGAGCTGTGGCCGACAGGGGATGAGCATGCCAACGAATGAATCGCAAATCGAATTCGCCGATCCGGGTTATCAGGGCGACGGCCGCAAGCGCATGGCGCTGAGCTCGGCCGCCAGCATCCGCGAGGCCTGGTGGCATTCTCACCGGCCGGCCGCCGGCAAGCTCTACACCGGCGAGCAGCTGCGGCGCATCCGCGCCCGCATCCGCGCCGCATGGAACGAGCGCGTCGACGTCGGCGGGCCGCCGGCGCCCGACAACGCCACCGCCATGATGGCGTTGCGCCGCGAGGTGGTGCTGGCGCGCGCCAATGGCGCGCCCGATCCGGATCCGGACGAAAGCCACGACGATTTCATCGACCGCTGCATTGACGCGCTCACCGGCGACGACAGCGACCTCGACGAGGATGCCGCCGAGGAGGCCTGCGAGATGGCCTGGGAGGACAGTGACCAGGACCGCGGTGGCGGGCCGGTCATGCACAAGACCCACGCCGCCAAGCCGGAGCGCGGCGCCGGCATGGAATTCATTCTCTCCGACGCCACCCCGGACCGCATGGGCGATATCATCGAACCGGCGGGTTGGCGGCTGGAGAATTTTGCGCGCAATCCCATCGCACTTTTTGGTCACGATAAAAGTTTTGTTGTAGGGCGGTGGCTCAACCTGCGCGTCAACGCCACCGATCTGCGCGGCGAGCTCGAGCTGGCGCCTAAAGGCGTAAGCCCGCGCATCGACGAGATCCGCAAGCTCATCGAGGCCGATATTTTGCGCGCGGTCTCGGTCGGTTTCATTCCGCTGCAGGAGGAGCCGCTCAACCCCAAGGATCCCTGGGGAGGCACCCGCTACACCGAACACGAGCTGGTCGAGACCAGCATCGTGGCGGTGCCGGCCAATCCGAACGCGCTGGCGGTTGCCCGCTCGCTGGCCATTTCACCTTCGACCGTGCGCATGATTTTCGGCGAGCCTGCCGGCAACAACGTCATGCAACGAGAGTTCATCCCGCGCCGCGGCGAGCCTGCCGACCCAACCGACGCAAAGCCCAAGCCAATCATCA